TACGAGTTTGGTTCTGCTTCTTTAAAAAAAGCACAGACGCAGATTAAAGTTGATGATGATAACGATGATCCTAAAGTAAATATACATACATTATATAAACACAGATGGGTATGGTATCATCTTATCCTTTGCATACAAATGATATTAACTAATATACTTTTAGTAGGAATACTAATAGTCTTGGCAATTAAATTATGATAAAATTTTTGAAGATACGTTGGAAAAACTTTCTTTCGTATGGTAACACGTTTACTGAAATAGACCTTACTAAAAATAAATCGACACTTATTATTGGTCAAAATGGTGCAGGTAAGTCGACAATGTTAGATGCATTATCTTATGCATTGTTTGCAAAACCTCATAGAAATATAATTAAGAATCAATTACCTAATTCTATAAATCAAAAGAATTGTGTAGTTGAGGCAGAGTTCTCGGTTGGTAGGTCATTATATAAGATCGTAAGATCTATAAAACCTACTAAGTTCGAGATTTGGAAAGATGGAGAGATGCTCAATCAATCTTATCATTCCAAAGACTACCAAAAGATCCTTGAGCAAAACATCCTTAAACTCAATCATAAGAGTTTTCATCAGGTAATTGTATTAGGTTCCTCCTCATTTATTCCCTTTATGCAGTTACCTGCACGACACAGAAGGAATGTTATCGAGGATCTTTTGGACATTAATGTATTCTCTAAGATGAATATAATACTAAGAGAAAAGACATCTATACTTAAAGATGAGATAAAAGAATTATCGTATAACTTAGAGATAGCCAACAACAGAGTGGCTACACAAAAGAAATATATTCAAGACGTTAAACAACTTACAGATCAGAATATTGAGTCAAAGAATAAAGAGATAGATGAAGCTCGAACTGATATCGATAATCTTGTTCTTAAGAATAGTGATATGACAAAAGAGTTAGAAGAACTGGCTCCACAAAATAAGATAGATCTTAAAGAGTCTAGTGATAAGAAGACAGATATACTTCATAAGCAAGCAAGACTTAGATCCAGCATAGAGACTCTTGTCAAGAATGCAAAGTTTTACGAAGATAATAGTAATTGTCCAACATGTGAACAAACTATTACAGAAGAGTTTAGAACTAATAAGATTAAATTAACTAAAGAAGAAGCTAAGGCTTTATCTGACGATATGAATATTTTACGAGATGCAGCTGCAGATGTAGAAGATAAGTTATCTAAAGCTTCTGTCATAGCTAATAAACTTACAACAATACAAAATGATATTACAAATAATAATAAAGAAGTAGAAAGACTGACAAGACTTGTTAAGAAAACTTTAGATGAAATATCTACTGATTCAGTTAAAGATCTAAATGAAGCTAAGACAGAACTCGAAAATATTATCGAGACTGTCACAGAAGCAAATGATCAAAAGACAAAAGCCAATGAGCAATACTCATATAATTTGGCTATGTCTGAAATGTTAAAAGATACTGGTATTAAGACAAAGATAATAAAGCAATATCTTCCTGTTATGAATACTCTTGTCAATCAATACCTACAAGTGTTAGACTTTTATGTGCACTTTGACTTAGATGAAGAATTCAATGAAACGATACGATCAAGACACAGAGATGTATTTACATATGATTCCTTCTCTGAAGGAGAGAAGCAACGTATCGACCTATCACTACTATTTACTTGGCGTCAGATAGCCAAGATGAAAAATTCTGTATCAACTAATTTACTAATACTTGATGAAACTTTCGACTCATCTCTCGACCATGACGGTGTTGAAAACTTATTAAAGATATTAAATACATTAGGTGATGGCACGAATATCTTTGTTATATCACACAAAGGTGAGATCTTAAACGGTAAGTTTGATGATACCATTGAATTTAAGAAAGAAAGAAATTTCTCTAAAATTGCTGCTTAAGGGTTTACATTTGTCGAAATATGTGGTATAATTACTATATAATTTAAAATGAGGTTTTTATTATGGAACTAACTGAAAATACTTTATCAGTGTTAAAAAATTTTTCTGGTATCAATCAGAATATCTTGATGAAACAAGGAAACGTTATCAAGACAATTAGCGAAGCTCGAAACGTTTTAGCTATAGCTAATGTAGTAGAAGAGTTTCCTAAAGACGTAGGCATATACGATCTTAACGAGTTTATTGGTGTGTTGGGCTTAGTTGATACACCTAATTTAAAATTTGACGATGACTTTATGACGATCAGTGATTCAACTGGAAGATCTAAAATAAAATACTTTTATTCTTCTGAAGATACACTTACAACACCATCGAAAGACATCACAATGCCAGAATTCGATGTAAGGTTTAAACTCGATGTTGAAGTCTTAAATAAATTAAAGCGTGCTGCTTCTACTCTTGGCCACAACGAAGTGTCAATTGTTGGAAAAGATGGCAGTCTTAACTTATCTGTTGTAGATAGCAATAACCCTACGTCAAATGCTTTCTCTATAGATATAGATGGTGAGTTTAAAGAAGATGCAGTATTCAACTTTATACTCAACATAAATAACTTGAAAATAGTTAATGGAGATTACGACGTACAAATCTCTTCTAAACTAATATCGCAGTTTACTCATAGTGATGAAAAGCTACGATATTGGATTGCAATGGAAAAATCCTCAACTTATGGAGTATAATTAAATGGCGGATGAAAAGAAAACTGAAACACCAGCTGTTTCACCAAACTTAAAGCAACTACAAGAGTTATCTAATAAAGCTTCTCGAAGTACAGTTGCAGTGATTGATGCGATGACACAAAGAGGAGCTTTCAAAGGTGAAGAGCTTTCTACTATTGGTGGTCTTCGTGATCAAT